GCTTTCTCAAGCCTTCAGTTAAAACAACCTGTCCGCCAGTTCTTTTATAAACAATAAATCTTCTTTTGCCTATAATTGCCTGAGTGTATGGATCTTCAATCAATTCAAAATTGACATTATCTACAATGTAATAACATTTACGATAATCGCCAAGAATAATTGGGAAAGTTCCAGCTCCTACATTCGGCATATCATTAGCCAAAACATAAGGAACACCAGCGATAGTGTTTGGCATATCACGGCTACCAAGGCTAGGAACGAACAAATATTGACCGTATGTGTCTTTTAATGTTCTAATATGAGAATTAAGAGTTTTACGGTTTAACATCCAAGCTAAATTATAGCCTGTTGGGATTTCGCCTTGTATTGCATAAAGAGAATCACCAGTTAAAGCCGTTGCACTTCCTGTGTTAGTTTCGCCAACTCCGGGTGCTGACAATAAGCCCAATGGTTTATTAACACCGTTTCCGCTAACAAAAGCTGCACCTTCTAGTCTTGCCATATCTTCAGCGATATCGCTAGTAATTTCATTTCGCATATTATATACTGAATCATTTAATAATTCAAAAGAAATATCAGTATAAACCATCAATTTTTCAGCTTTGATAGTTTCCTCTCCGTAAACTGAATTAGATTGAGTTGCAGTTTGTGCTTCTCCTACCCAGCCACCAGAAACTAAACCAGTTCTTTTTTGAAACCGAACTTCTTTGGAAGTAGTGGCAATAACTCTAGCAACTGAACGAACAGGCGAAACCTCGGTAATTTTTTTAATGATTTCATTTGCATATTCGGCAGGAGCTAAATAACCGCCGTCAGTATTATCGCCTTGGCGAAGAAATTTAACCTCAGGATTGACTGACATTTTTACAGCACCTTTAATTAAAAGCTCTTCAAAAGATTTTAATTCTTGAGTTTTGGCTTGCTTTTGATCTCCACCTAAACCTCTTTTAAGGTCGGCTTCAATTGAATTAAGTCTATTTTCTAATTCTTCGGTTCTGTTAGTTTTTTCTTGAATTTCTTTGTATTTAGCTTGATTTTTTGCTTCTTGGGCATCAAGTAAAGAGTTGATTTTAGCTTCTTGCTCAGGAGATAATTTTCTAGTCTCATCTCTTAGTGCGTTTAAAGCCTCCATGTGTTTTTGTTCAAAATCTGACATATTGTTTTATTTTAAATTTTTAATGAAATTGTTTAAATCTGTGATGATTTTTTGTTTTACATCAGCATCTCGCTGATTATCTTGGCTAGCATCTCGCTGGCTTGAGAATTCTTTTATTTTGCTTATTAGTGTTTTAGCTTCATTATTCGAGAAGCCGTTAGCTTTAAGTGTTTGCTCTATGTCTCTTTCGGTATCAAAACATTTAATAAGAGGGCTAACAATTGAATCGTCGCTAAACTCGTCAGCCATTCTTTTATATAATTGGTTTATAACTGGTTTAATGCGGTTTTTATCAGTATCAGTTATATCAACACCACCTCTTGCACCGTTTAATATGCCAGCAATTGCAAAAATAGCTCTTGGTATAATATGAGGCTCGCCATTAATAATATCGGCAAACAATAATTTATATGAGCCAAACAAATCTGCATTCTGTCCATCATAATACATAAAATATTTACGATAATCTTGACTTGGTGCTTCGATTGAGTTTGTATATTCTCTAATTCTTTGCTCTGCTTGTGTGCCGTCCCAACTTCTATCTCTTGGTGCTAGTGGTAGCTTAGCAGTGCCAGCAAATGATTTAAAACCACTTACTAGGGCTTGTGAGTTCATTGCTTTTGTTACTAACGACACTTCGAACAAATCAATTTCTTTTAACAATCTAATACCATCTTTTGCCATATCATAATTTTTAGTAAAAAAACCGATTGACATTTCTTTTATAGATCCAACTCTCATTTGTGGGATAATCCGCCCAGAAACCAAGGTGTCATCTTTTGGTAAATTACCTTTAATAAACAATCCCTTATCATCCTCATATAATTGCACCGATACTCCAATAACTTCGCTCATTTGGTGTTGCCATAAAATAGGCACTTGTGAATTTTTAGCTAACGAATTAGAAAAAGCACCACGAATAACGACATCATCGCCGTGATCTATGTTATTAAAAGTTGATGCATAACCCTCAAAAGTAAAAATATTATTTTCTTCGGCGGTTGCCTTTACTTCAAACGGAAATGATTTTATTTCTTTTTCTATTTTCACAATTTAAAAATGTTAATTTGTATTGACAATAATATTGTATATCTTTATATTTATATTGTTTTATATTTAAAAATCATTACAAAAAACTATGAATATTAACATTAATATTAAATTTAACGGCTCTTATTTATTTTTTAGATGGGTTTTGCAACACTATAAAAAGCAATTACCTTATAATGGCGAGGTTAAGCAGTTTGCGATTGAAAACAATTACTGCCCTAAGATATGCGACCAGTGGAGGAATTATGGAGTTGGTTATAGAGTTTGGAATTTACTATATAAAGACTTGATTATTAGTTTTTTGATGGGTAAAATAGATAATCCAAATATTTATGAGCTTGAAAAAAAATTTTTAGACTTAAAACAAAAAAAATAATTTACTTATCTTTGTATCTTTCCCAAATATTAGTAGACCAAGTCCTGCCAGCATCGCCGCCCCATAAATCCCAAGCTATTCGCCAAGTTGTAGGTTCGCCATCTCTAAACTCATAATGAGTTGACCGATAATTGCCGTGCCTAGAAAAAAAAGAATACATCCTTTTGACTGTTGTTAAAGTTAAATTCTCTCTATTTTTTAATTGATTAGCTCTTGCAACTCCAACAGCTGTTCCACCTCTTCCATATTTTTGCCTCCATTCTAAGGCTCTTGCTCCTGCTGTTGCCATCGCTTCGGTAGGCTTGAAAGTTTCGGTTGCTTTTGCTTCAAACGATTTTTTACCAAACTTATTAGAATAATCGGCAATACAACGACAGCCAATTGACTCCTCGGCTGGCAAGTTAGGATCTCTTGGGAATTTTGCACTACTACCGCCAACTAAAAAATTATCATTAACATTGACTTGTTGAAAATCAGCTTGTGCATGTGTTATTCTCGTTCTTTTATCAAGCAAAGCCACCCAAGTTTTAAGAACCTCTATTGGCTTGCCGTCAACTTCTAATTGTGTATCGTCTATAAGCTCGCCCTCTTCTTGCCTAGTCCAGCTTTCGGTTAAACCAACAACTTGTGAGGCGATTAATTGAGTTCTTGCTTCGCTTTTATCAAGTAAGTTTATTTTAATATTTCTTGCAATAATAATCCACTCAGGCAAAGCCTTTTGATTGTTAAACTTAATCTCTTCTTGTGATATTGCTAGCAATATTTCTTTTGCATTTGTTTCGGTTATATATTTTGCTTGTCTTTCACTTTCATTAGCAGTAAAGAATGTAGCGGACTCTTGAAATTGTGTATTGACTTCTTTTAATTTGTCTTTTACTTTTGGATCTGTAATCTCTTTTGTTTCAAAATCAATGCCAAAGTGTAAGCCTTTTTGTTGCAAGTCTTCTCGCAAGGTAAAGCCAAACTCTTTTATTGTTTTTCTCATTATATCCCTTACCTCTTTTAAAAACTCTGGGTAATAATTATTTGCCAACTCACTAGAATTTATATTGCCATTTTTACGATAAATACTTTCGGCATCATTTGCCATATTTTTAAATATAGCCTTGATTTTAGGTATAGAATTAGCTTCTAATTTTCTTTTGCGAACATCAATTTCCATAATATTCTTTTGCTTTTAATTCTATATACTCATCACTATAAAATCTACCACCATCTTGTTTTTGTTGAGATTTCATTATTCTTATAAACTCGCTTTTTGCCATAGGCTCATCTCTATTATCTTCAGTGTTTATATCTTGACCTACTGACACTAGATTAGCTGGCTTGTATATGGCATCACCACCACTTATTGCTTCATAACCAATCATTGCTCTAATTTCGTTATCACTTAATACACCAGTTTGGCTGGCTATCTTTGCATTTTCAAACTTTCTTGCTTCCAAAGCCTCAATTGCCGATTCATCAAAAGAATATTCTAACTCTTCCGTGCCTGCATATCTTGTAAGTAATTTTGCAGATAAAAATTTTAATAATCTTTTAAGGACTGGTATTACAGCATTATCATAATAAGCATATTTAGAAGCATCCATATTAGAAAATGTCATACTCTCGGAGCTAATCATTGGCAACGGTATTTTTAAAGCATTGTAAATCGCCTCCATTACCGATTGTTTGAGTTTTGGGAAGTCCATATCTTTTATTGATAACGATAATTGCTTCCAGTCAAAATCACCGCCTAAAAAAGCCATTTCACCAGCATTTCGTGAGCCTGATAATTTTTCTTTCATTAAATCTTTTATTCTATCAATTTGTTCAGGCTGTAATTCGTTTGTGCCTTTATGGGTTAATATCCCACTTGGTCTAGCTCCATTTTTAATTAAAGAATAGTTGTGAATTGATGCAGAAACAAATTGTGCTATTTCTAGTTGACAACCAACAAAAGCACTGCAACCAACTAAATTTGTTGAAGAGAATTTAGGGTTAAAAGCTCGTAAATGTATTAATTCATTTCGTTTTGTGTCAATAAATCTTTTTTTAGCATCTCTTGTATATGTTGTAGAGTTAATAGCAGTTGACACTGTATATTCCCCCATATATCCATCATTACCAGCTAAAATTGTGATATCTGTTGGCTTTATAGTGTTTATTTCGATTGGCTGTGTTTCGCCTATTATGTTAATATAAGCATTACCAGTTAGTAAATAATAACTTGCAATCTCTTTAATAAATAATTGAGGATCAGTAAAGGGGTTAGGGTTTTTAAGAATATCAAGGGCTTTATGTTTGTAAATAAAGTCGCCAGTTTTTTTATTCTTTAAAACAATATCAATCGAACTTATCGAATCAGTTATTAGATTGGTTGCAGTAAATACAGGGCAAGCATCATAAAAATAATTAATAAATGCACTAGCATTATTATTAGAACTATATTCTTGATTGAGAAGGTTAAATGCAAACCAATCTCGTATTCCGTAGCTTTTTTTCTCTTGTTTTTTTTTAAAGAATAACATTTTGATAAAATATTTTTTTAATTAAAAATTAGTTTTTTTTTATAAAAAGTCATTAAAAAAAACTATGATTAAAAAGCATAAAACTCTTTTTTAACAAATAATGCAATTTTACAAGCATCAATTAAAGTGTCAACAAAATCATCGTGAGCAGATTGATTGAAACTTAACAACTCTTCAATTATATCATTAAAATTTTCTATGCAGTTATTTAGAATAACATTGGGATCGCTAGAATTTAAGCAAGGTATTATATTATTAGCTCGCATAACTTTATCGCCATCTCTCGGCAATGTTTGTTTAATCATTGCCTCACCAGGCACTGGCAAACCATCCTTTCGGTATTGTTGCAATAAGTAAGTTCCGTGTGCTTTATCTTCAATCCATATATAACGGAAGCCATATTGTATTTTTGGCATAATCCAAGGTCTTATCCAACTATCAATCTCCACCGAATTTATTTTTTTTCTTTTAACATCTATTAGATACAATTTTTTATTTAGAACTCCCCAGTAGCTAAAACAAGTAAAATCATTGTGTTGTTTGTCTTTATAAGCCAAGTCGGCAGTTATAAAAGTGTAATCATATTTAGATGGTAGGTTATTGGTAAATATGAAACAATCTCTTTTAAATAGTGCACCGCTTGACAAAATAGGGCTTTGTTGATATTGTGATAAAAACATAAACTCATTTTTTTGCAACTCTTGAAGGCGGTCTTGTGTATATTGCGAAGGTAATTGACACACTCCGTCTACTACAAGGGGCATTTTAAGTAGCTCGAATTTATACTTATCTAGTAAAAAGCCCGACATATCTTCAAGATGCAATCGTTGTTGTATATTGATAATAGGCACTTCGCTATCATTAAGCCTACTTAATAAAGTCTCTTCGAAGTATATTTTAACCTTGTTTCGGCGAACTTGCGAGTAAATGTCGGAGGGCTTATTTCCGTCATCCAGTATTAGGCCGCCTGAAAACTCTTTTGCTCCTCGAATGCCGCAACCAAACCCGGTAATCTGGCCACCAATAGACGAAAACAGCACAACTCCACCATCGGCAGTGGTTATTTTTCTACTTGAAAAAGTAGGCTTGCCAGTCTCTTCTTGTATATAAGATTGCCAAAACTCATCAATAGGCTGGACTTCTTGTGCCTCTTCTTTTATACCATTATCATACATAGCTAAATAAACTGGGTTTGTTAGAATATTAGCTAAATCTCTTGATATATCGTTTAACAAGGCTTGCGAATAACTAGTATAAATAAAATTAGCCTTGGGGTTTGTGGCCAGTGTATAGGCTATAAAATATCTAGCAACTGTTGTTTTTGCAGATCTAGGGCAGATATTGATATTTAATCTTTTATGTTTTAAATCATAGACATCTTGGAAGGCTTGCAATAATTTAGGGTGCAA